CACAAGTTATTCCTGCAGATAAAAGTGAAAAGATGATACAAAATAGTAGTAGATCTATTGGAGATATTAACATTCATATTCATGGTAATTTTTACGGAGAAGAAGACCTTGTAAATAGAATTGGATATGAATTTTTAAGAAAAGTTAGATTAGCACAAAGCAATATGTAGGGAGTGGTAATAATGGATATGATAATCAGTATAAATAATAATGAAAAAGTTTTTATTTTACCAGTATGTCCGCTTCCTGAAATTACTGATTCAGTAACTAATGAAGTTGTAGATACTATTAATGGACCTATAAATTTATTTGGAAACAGAAATTTAACTGCTATAAATTTTGAATCAATATTTCTAAATAAGGAATATGAATGGATTAGATCAGGTGCTTCAGCAGATGCTCAAAGCTATATTAATTTTTTCAATGAAATTATGGATAAAAAAATACCTGCTCGTTTGGTATGGATTGATGAAAATGGAACTAAGCTAAATATAGCAGTAACTTTAGAAACTTTTAATTATAGTGAAGATATTGCTGGTGATGTTCAATATACTGTTGATTTTTTAGAATATAGATTTTTGTAGGTGACAATATGAAATTATATGTAGCAAGAGATAATAAGTTAATAGACATTAGTAATGAAGCTGGTGAAATATCATGGCAAGATTCTATTGATACTCTTGGCCAACAAATGAATATTACAACCATTAATAATTTTAATGTAGGAGATTTTTTTATCTTAAAAGAAAATGATGATGAAGTTTTTCAAGGAATAGCTGTTGAAAAAGATAAAGTTTTTAATAAAAACAGAATAACTGTTTTTGATTTTGCATGGTACTTAAATGAATCGGAGGAAGTAGTACAATTTAATAATGTAGCATCAAATCAAGCTATTACTCAATTACTTTCTAAATATAGTGTTAAATTAGGTGCTATAGAAGCAAGTACAATAATGATTAATAGAATATATCGAGATAAAAAAGTTAGTGACATTATACGGGATATTTTATCTATTGTTTCAAGTAAAACTGGTGAAAAATATAGAGTTGAAATGAGAAGTGGTTATTTATTCATCGAAAAATATTCTAAATTAGAAATAGATCCATTTTATAAACCTGCAGTAAATCTTTCTGAAGTTGATTCTAAAAAAGCAATAAGCAAAGATTTTAATTATAAAGAAAGTATTAGCAATTTGAAAAATAAAATAATTGTTATAGGAAACAAAGAAAAATCTACAGCAATATTAGCGGAAGTTGAAAATCAAGAAAGCATTTCACAATATGGACTTTTACAAGAAGTCATTACCGTTGAAGATAGTGAAGTATCTCAGGTAAGAAATATTGCAAATAAAATGTTAAATGATTTAAATAGGAAAGGAGTTGATCTTAATATATCTGTTCCTGGAAATGTTGAATTAAAGTCTGGAAGATATATCAATATTAGTAATCAATATTTTTCAGGTGATTTTTTAATTAAAGGAACTAGTCATAACTATAGTAATGGTATTTATAAAACATCATTAACTCTTGGAGATGATAAAAATGTGGGATAAAGAAATCGCAAAATTATTTATGGATAAGGATAAGATTAAAGGATATGGTCCAATTATTGGTAAAGTTATTTCAGGACCACCAAATATAAAAGTTTCTGCTTTATCCGGAAAGATAATTCTTGATAAAAATTATTTGTATATTAATGATTTTCTATTAAGTAATTATCAACGAAATATAATAATAGATGGAGAAATTGAATTTATTGAAGAAGATTTAGAGATTGATACAGAATATGAAGCACAAGGAATAATTAGTTTTGTAGATACATTAAAAGAGAATGATGAAGTTTTATTATTACCTACAGAAAGTGGCCAGAAATTCTTTCTAGTTTGCAAAGTAAAACAATTGGAGTGATAGTATGTTTCCAGATATTAATATTATAAATACGGATAATGATTTAGCTTATAGTGATAATTTGACTGGTAAAAAAATATTTCTCTTTGATTTTGAAAATGGCGAATTCATTTTGAAAGATGGTAAGTTAGTTATTGCTAGTGAGCTGGAAGCTATAAAAATATGGATTAATAAGATAATTTTGACAGAAAAGTTTAAATTTAAAATTTATGAGAAAGAAAATGAAGTTGAATATGGTGTTTCGATTATGAATTTAATTGGAAAAAAATTACCTAAGCAATTTGTAAAATCTGAAATAAAACGTGAGTTAAATGATGTTTTAATAACTCATCCTGGTATTGAAAGTATTTCTGATTGGGAAATAGTTGAAGATGGTTCAAAGGTGAATATTTCTTTTAAAGTAATTCTTATTAATTCAAATACTCTTGAATTGGAGGTGAATATTTGATTGAAGATAGAACAGTGATACATGAACGAATATTAGAAAATATAGATGATTCTTTTGATAAAACGGAAGGATCATTTTTTTATGATGCAACTAAACCTGCAGCAATAGAATTAGAAAATCAAAATATTAAAATTCAAGCTGTAGAAGATAAATTATCAATAGAAAATTTAGAGGGTGATGAACTAGCAATTAGAATTGATGAATTAAGTGGAGTAAAAAGAAAAGTTGCAACTTATTCATCAACAGAAGTTACCATTACTGGGGAATTGAATGCAACTATTAAAATTGGTGATCTTGTAGCAACTGAATTAGTAAATTTTGTTATTACTGAAGATAAGACCATAGATGAAACTGGTGAAGTTATAGCATCTGTAATATGTGAAGAAGATGGCTCAATTGGTAATGTGCCTATTGGAGCTATTAAAACATTTCCAGTTACGTTACCAGGACTTAATTCTGTTTCAAATTTAATTGCAGTTACTGATGGATATGATGCTGAAACAGACAGTTATTTATTAGAAAGACATTATGAAAAATTAAGAACGCCTGCAACAAGTGGAAATAAATACCATTATATGAATTGGGCGAAAGAAATTACAGGTGTAGGTGATGCAAAAGTGTTTCCATTATGGGATGGAAATAACACAGTTAAAGTTATAATAATTAACCAGGATAAATTGGTAGCTGCACAAGAATTAGTTGATGAGGTCCAAGTTTATATTGATCCTGGAGCTACAGGATTAGGAGAAGGAGAAGCACCAATTGGAGCTTTTTGTACTATTGAAAGTGCTACTGGAAAAGAAATTGATATATCTTTTACTGTTATTAAAGATACTTCAATTACTGATTTAATTAGACAAACTAATGTTGAAAGTAATTTAAAAGAATATTTTAAAACGGTTGCTTTTGAATCTTTAAGTGTTAGTTATGCAATTATTGGAGCTACTATTTTAAATTCAGAAGGTGTTTTAGATTATTCTGATTTATTAGTTGATGGTGCTACAAGTAATATTGCTTTAACAGAATCAGAAGTTCCAATTTTAGGAACGGTGATAATTAATGAGTGATTTATGTAAATTATTACCATTATATGAAAGAAGTTCAAATGTATTTAATGAGTTAATAAATTCAGAGGGAATTGAATTTGATTTATTAGAATCTAAGATTGAAGATTTAGAAAATCAATTTAGTATTAATACAGCAACCTGGGGATTAGATTTTTTTGAAAAACAACTTAATATTTTAACTGATTTAAATAAAACTTATGAAGAAAGGCGTTCAATTATTATAAGTAAATGGCGTGGTTCTGGAAAGATAGACAAGGAATTAATTAAAATAGTTGTTGATTCTTATAATATAGGTGAAGTTGAAGTAACTTTTGATGGAAATATCATAATTACTGTTACTGGAAGTAAGGGTAAACCTGAAAAGTTTGATGATATTAATAATTCAGTTGAGGAAATTAAACCAGCACATTTGATGATTCAATATTTATTTTCATATTATCTGGTATCTGAAATGAATCAAATGACAATTACTGAAATAAATCAAATTCCAATAAAAGAATTAGCTTTTTAGGAGGTTATAAATGAGTTTATTAACAAATATTTTAAATTTATTTAAATATGAAGAAACAGACGAAGGAAATTTTAATATTAATACAGCACTAAATGAGAATTGGGATAAAATTGATTCTTCTATTGAAGGAATTAAATCAAAAACAGATAATATATCTGTTACGCAAGAAGTTGATTTAGATGACATGGAAAGTGATATAGATGCTAACGCTACAGCTATTTCAAATTCACCTAATTTAACAAGTGGTACAGCAGAACCTATAGGTGGAAGTGATGGCGACATTTACTTCCAATATGAGTAGGTGATATCATGGCTAAGAAAACATGGGTAAATGTTAGTGGTACATGGAAAGAAATTAAAAACGTATGGCTAAAAGTGAGTGGTGTTTGGAAAGAACAAATAATACCTAAAGGATATGTGGTTTCAAGTTGGAAAGAGTTTATTAGTTATTTGACAATAGTTAATAGGTACGGTTCAATAGCTAACTTATCAGAAAAAAGAGATGAATTAGCAGCAGCTACTGTAGGAGATTATGGGTTATTCGGGGGAGGAGGTTATGACTTTTCGGCAAAAAGTAATGTTGACACGTATAATAAGTCATTAATTAAAGGTAATGCGACAGCATTGTCCTTAGCCAGATTTTGGCTTT